GTTTCCTCTAGGTAATCAGCATCCTTGACTCGGAAACCAACAGAAAAAGCTCCAAGAATGCCTTCTTTAACAAGCTGTGCCACATGATCGGGCGCAGATTTAGAAATTTTAGCCTTTAGTTCAAGACCGTTTTCAGTGACTTTAAGTCCTGTAGCGCGTCCGATAGGCTTGTCATAGTTATGATTGAAAAGAATAATAGGGTTCTTTTCGAAGTTGTTCAGACCACCTTTTGTCCAAGCACCTGCTTCAATGGTGTCTCCAGCGCGGTCAAAGTCCGCAGTGCTGGCCATTCCACAAATGTGTACGCCTCCGTCGTCTTCGTCGAGGGCTTTAAAAGTGGAGGTTAGATTAAAAATCTTTTCCATCTTCTTCTTCCTTATTCGCACTCATTGCTTTGAGCGCTTCCAAACCTGAAAGGTTAGGTTCTTCTTTTACTTCTTCTTCAAACGTGAATTGCGGTACTACAGGATTAATAACTTCATCAATATCGGGATAAGTATTTTTTAGTTGACTCATTACTACTGGCCAACGACCTCTCCAACCTTTTGCTACTGAACGAGGAGTAATTGCATCACGTCCTCCAACTGCTTTTAAATACTCATTATACGTACAAGCTGAAGTCAGCCCATGACTTTTCATCTGTGTATATAATTTATTGATAATAAATTTTTTGGCTCTCATTGTTGCGGCCATATTTTAATCCTCTTCTGCTTCTACAGGGCGTCCGCCTTGTGTAGGATCTACTGCACTTCCTGCAATATTTTGTGGTACTCGAATAGTTTCACATCCGTCCATTTCTATAAAGTTCATTGCTACTCGGGCTTCATTTGGTGTAATAATTCCAGAGTTTACAAGTGATGTGTAAAAAGATGCTTGATCACGAAGCTCTGGCTGTAACGCAGGAATATCTGTAATATCTTCGGTAACACAAAATCCAAAAAATCTTTCATAAGCTACATTGAGTTTTTTCACAATAGGAAGAATTGTTTCAAGGTAGTACATTCTCATATTTGGACGAATGTTTGCATTATTTCCTGAGTCAAGCAAAATTGGGGGTACGCCAAGTGCTTTTAAAATAATTTTTTCATTTTCTTCTATAGCCTGCTGAAAATCTAACTCTCTAAAATTTACATTGGTAAGACCGTCCACTTCAATTCCGCCATCGAGAATAAGAGGTCTACGGCCTCCTGAATCAGGACTATAACGAGCTTGCCAAGATTGAATCATACGCTCTTTAATTTTCTCTGATAACGTATTTGGTGACTTTAGTACAAGACCTGGAACTGCTCCATTCTTGAAGAAATTATCTTGGAAATCTCGCATACGACGCATTAAAACCATTGTACGGAGTGCAGGCTTTAGTCGAGAAACTCCTCTATAAATTGAGTAAAAAGAGTTTTCTTTAATATGTATAATTTCATTTGGTGAAAACTTTTGAGCACCTCCATCAAAACTATAGTGGTCTATAAAAGTAGTCTTACTTGCATGAATTGTCATTTTACTTGCAGGCAAGTGATAAAGATGCACTCCATCATAGTAAATAAAAATATTTCCGTCTAATAAATAATCTGTAAAAAGATTACGTCGAAACGAAGAAATATCTTGAAATGGATTAGGCTCTTTGTTTAGTAGCAAATCCACTCGACTAGCTTTTACGCCTTTTACTATTCCTGGCAGTTTGCTCTCTCTGCTAACAATAGTATTAATTTCTGCACAGTCATCTACGATTAAGTTTACGCCTCTATTTACAATCTCAAGATCTTCATAAGCTTTTTCATAGCTAGTATAAGGCTCTCGAGTAGGCTCTGTTACCTTATCATAGTAAGGCTGAATAGGATTGAGCTTTTCTTCTGCCTCGGGAACTCTACCAATTATTCTATCATACCATGCCATGTTTATCTCGTTGAATCTCTACCCAGCGCATCTGCTTTTTTGCGGTGCCTAGACCCGGGTTTCTGCCATACAATTTATGAAGCTCCATATGGTGCTTATGGCAAATGGTAACTGTGTCTTCGTAAAGCTCTTTCCAATTTTCCTCGATAAACTCATCCCTCCATATTACAATGTATTCATCAGTGTAATGAGTTGGGCGCTCTTGCGACTTTTTCTTTAGCCATTGTTTCAGCAATGGGCTTAAAGTGTAAAAATGGTGAAAATCGAGTTCTTTATCAGTTCCGCAAATGTAACATTCTGTACCCTTTTCGTACTTTGATTTAGCTCGGTCTCGAATGTACTTGATTGGATCTCTTTTCAGCTTTTTCATTTCTAGTATCCAGAATTATATCGTGTGGAAGATAAATTGTCAAACACTATTTTTGGTAGGTATTTTAAAACCCCGTTGCGCTCGTTTCAAACGAGTATAGTGCATAACGTAAAGCATCCGCCATATGAGATGCTCGATTATGTTTTGGTTTTTCTTTTGCAAGATTAGGATTTGGATCCCATTGATATTGATCTAAACAAGATAAAACTTCAGTACATCTTTGATCTACAAGTAAATTATCATTATCTACAATTCCTGCAACATGTCCTATTCCATCAAGAACGGACTTCTTTGCATTAATAGTCGAGATATCATAATTTTGTGCAAAGTCAAATCGAGTTTGTTGTGCAGCAGAATCGATATAAATATAGTCAATATCGTGCTTTGTAATCATATCTTGTATTACAACAGCATGTTGCTCTGTAGTTCTTTCTGCATCAAGGTATTCGTCTAATACAAAGTATTTTTGGCTATCCCAATCGTAAGCAATTACACAGAAAGCAGTTGGGTCGCGATACCCAACGTCAAGACCCGCAAACACATCCATCCGACTAGTATCAAGAAATTCATTGTTTTCGATACATTGTTCGTGATTGAAGTTCCAAATCTGTCCTTCATAAGTATTAAAGTCTGCTTCGTACTCCTGACGAAACTCTGCATCAGACATTGACTTGCGAGCTTCTGATATGTCCAATTCCGACATACGCGGATTATCTTTATAAGTTGCACGAATAGAACACCATTCTGGAAATTCATCGTTAAAGCCTCTATCAAAAAACTCGGCAAACCAGTTGTTCCTGCCTCGTGGAGTCGAGATAAAGATAGCTTTTGAATTATCTTTATCAAGAGTGGGACGTAGTGCTACATTGAAGGCGTCTTTACCGTCTGCTAACGCTGCCTCGTCAAATATGATTAAATCATAACTACGGCCCACACAGGAATCAACCTGGTTAACTGAACCCATTCGAACTGTTGAACCATTGCTCAATTCGATTACTTTATCTTTTGCATTATCTTTTGCTACTTCCAAGTCAAAATGCTTGATTAGATTTCTTTGTAGATCAAAAGAAATCTGAGACAAGGAGTAGTTGGGTGACATTATTAAAATGTTAGAACCGGGCACTAATGAAACGAGTTGCCCTATAATGTTGGCGATGTACGTTTTACCTTGTCGCCTTGAAACAGCGGCGCAGACAAATCGATACTTCGGATTATTGATCGCATTTATAATTGCTTTTTGCGAAGGTAGGGGTGTCACTCCCAATAAATCTAAATATTCATTTACTGGAAGTTTTAGAAACCTTGCCTCAGATTGTAACTCAAAAATTTCGTCGGAAACTATGTCTTGCCGACTAACTTGTACTGCCATTTTTTAGTCCTGCTTGTGACTTGCTCCAAAATAAAAACTAATTACTGCTGATACCATGCCGCCTAAATATCCAAGTACAAGGTTGATTACAGCTTCGCTATTTGCGTCAGGTGGTTGTACTGTTACAAGAAATACATACCCTGCGAACATACTTACAGACCCTAGTGCAATTGCGCGAGCAGTCCAGTCTTTGCTATTTCTTTTACGAGCGTCTTGAATATCTTTTGTCTCAAGAGCAAATAAATCTACATCAAGCTCTTTCATTTTTACTTCAAATTCAAGCTCTGCTTTTTTAATTTCTGCAAGCTGTTCTGCGGACATCTCAGCCATAGCTTGCTCTAGTTTTCTTGGTTCTGGTGCTACTCCCAAAACACTTGCGATTGATTGAGCGGCGGCTCCCGCTAAGGGGCCACCAAGCGCAGTCGCTAATGTCGGTGCTACGCCACCAAGAATACTTGCTATTTTGTCAAACTTCATAAATTATCCTATATTATGAAAATATGCCCATTTTTCGGCACTTGAAGGGACGGTATAAGTATTTTGATTTTTTATTGCAGATCCCGCGCCTCCCACGATAGTAATTTCTTCAGTTTCAGTTCCACAAGTTAAAGCAATATTTTCTACAATTACTGAAATATCTCTTTTTTCCATATGCATAAGAACTACAGAGAAGTCTTCATTTGTTGTTTGTTGTGGAATATCTATGCTATAGTTTGCAGTTGAGCCGCTAACGGCTACACTTTCCGTAGGAATAAAAAATTCTGGATAAGGTTTAGCTTCATTCTGTAGCGAAAAGAAAAGATTTACAGAATCATTTCCTTCTGGAATAGATGCCGTAAATGTTATCTGCCCTGCTTGTGAAAATACCATAAATAACTACCATTTTACTTTATCAGCCCAGTAAGCAGCCGACATTTTTCCTTTTGCAATATTCCTCGCATGGCGAGCCTTAAACGACGCTCTTTTCTTTTTCATACGATCGCTTTCGCCTTTCTTAGGTTTACCTGCCGTTTTTGCACCCTGCTGTCCAAATCGAATTGTTTTAACTTTACTTCCTACTTTTGCTACAACAATATGAGACTTCTTCGGATGATTTGGTGTACGACGAGGCTTATTATATCCTTTTACACGAGCTCTAGCTAAACGCGAATCTTTTTTTCTACCTTTTCTTCTTGCGGCCACTTTTCTTTCTCCTCACAAAAGTTCGCACCATTGTGGGCTTGCCACCAGGATTTCCTGCGGCTCTTTTACGTCGTATTGCTGAACGTTTCTGTGCTTTTGTCATTCGTGCGGCTTTGGCTGCTGGAACGCACTTTGGATACTTGCCTTTCTTCGAAGTTTTACGACCACAGGCTTTGTATCCCCCGCCCTTTTTAGGGCGGGAAATATCTACCCAATTTTCCTTGAACCACTTAGTGAGTCCGCCGCTGGGTTTGCGAGCCACTACAGCTTACCTGCACCCCACTTACCCCAGGCCCACCAAGCTGCCATACCTACGATTACTCCAATAATAAATTCCATTTTTATCTCCTTACATTAGCCATGAATAGCTACGCTTTGGTGACCGACCTCGGCGAGTAGGCTGCTTTACAACATTACCGCGAGCTTTCCGCATTTTTTTCTTTTTCATCATCTTCATGATTACTTTCCCATGCGGTAACCACCGCCTCGTGCCTTATAAGTTTTTACAAGCCACCCGTTTGCATATGCTGAAGGATAAACTTTAAATTTTCGTTTAGCTTCAGCCTTTACTCGTGCATACAATTTTTTATTTGTAGGCACAGGTCTTTTTTTACGTGTAGTACGGCGCTTACTTTTTCTTTTTACCGCCACGACGCTTTCTCTTTTTCATTCCGTAAGATACGGAGCAAGGGCTTCCATTATGCATTATTTTTTACCTCTGCGCTTTTTACGCATGATTGCCATCTGTAGTGCTTTTGGCAATTTTTTCTGCTTGGCTGTCAAACCCATTGACTTTTTCTTTTTACCACCTTTTTTCTTTTTACCGCGCTTTTTACCGTGTCCGTAATGTCCAGGCATTAGTCTTCCTCTACGAAGTCTCCTTCGTCTTCGCCGTGATTTTCTACAGCTTCTTCAAAAGATTCATATACCGGTGCTTTATTTGCTAGCTCAGCTAAAGGATCCATTGGCTTTTGCATAATACCCAATGCTGCTTTTGCTGCTTCTTCAGAGTCAAATTTTCGTAACTGACCTCCTATTCGAGCACACCACCTTCCACGTTTTTGATAAATCATAGCTTATCTCATTAGTAATGTAATAATTACTCCTGCAAGAAAAACAATAATGCTTCCACTCGCGGTTATAATACGACTCTCTAACTTCTTTAGTCCGTCTTCAATATCTTGAAGTCGGTTAAAGGTAGTCTTCCATCGCTCTTCACACATTGTCTCGTGCGCTGCCATTTCGCGCTCGATTTCAATAATTCTGTCGTGATCATTCTTTTCCATTGAGTAACTTTTCCATGAGTTTGCCGTAATTACCTTGGCCAAATGGAAGAGCTGCATCGTTAATCTGAACATTTGTTTGATTACGAATATTAGTGCTTTCCGCTTTTACAAGTTCGGCTTGGGCTTTAATTTCGTCCATCCGCATCTTGTGTGCCATTGATAGTAGATCAGCAAGATCCTTTGAGGAATAAATGCCAGTTTCCTGCGCCTCCTCCAATTTGCTAGCTATCATCTCATCGAGAACTGTGGCAATATTATTCTTATTGCGATAGCCCATATCTAAGTAAACCGTGTCAATATACTTCTTGACTTCTCTCTTATTAAGTATGTCTACTACCTTATTTTCGGGAACACCCATAAAGTCGCATACAGCACGAATATTACCGTACTGCAGATAACAGTTTGCAACCTCGAGTCCTTCTGGGGAAATGGTAGTTACTTCTTTAGCCATAGATCCAATTTTACCCGAGGTGGTCTAAAATGTCAAGAACTTTTTTTGGTTGTCTATTCGGTACCGTAAGGATTAGCAAGGAAATCAAGACCTTCCCAAATATCATCAATCTCTTTCTGTAGACGATTTAATTTACGAATTAGCTCTTCAGCATTTGCTGTAACTACTTCGGCTTTTGCTACCGTAGTTTGCATTTGAGTGACTTCTTTCTCTACATCTACAATGCGAGTTTGTAAATCAAGAAGTTCTTGTTGACGAGACATAATTGTCTCAAGGTTTGTTCCGAGTTGTGTGAGTTTGCCTTGAAGTCCTGCAATGTCATTATCTTCAAGTTGCTGTTTCATAACGGCAATGTCGTTTGTGAGAGTTTTCTTGTCGTCTACCCATACTTCGCGAAAATCGTCAAAGCGTTGATTTGTAGTTTCGCTTTGCACTTCTGCATTTGCTACATTTTCTTCTAGTATCTCCAGCCGAGAGAAAAATTCGGATGCTGCCCAAATACCTCCCCCAAGTGTAGAACCAAACGATAATAATATTGCAAGGTAAACACCTTTAAATTTTGTCCCTCCGACGTCGACTTCTAGGCTGTCCAGACTCATCTTTCATTCCTGTGTGCTCGTTCACCCAGAGAATCCGAGATTTGTTGATTGAGTAAAAGTCATTGTCCCAAAGTATAGAAAGAAATGCTTTTCCATCATTCATCATATCGCTCGTTCTCTTATTGGGGTCGAGCCATAGAAGGGCGCCAATGTACTGACGCCCGTCTACCATTTTAATTGTGGCTTCTTGCCATCTGCCGTTATGTTCTGACATTAAGGTGTAGGCTCCAAATAACAAGGGTTTGCAGGATCTTGTGATGGGTAAAAACTACAAATATCTTGAGTAGGACCAGTTAGGTAGAATCCACTATTGTTTCCTGCTTGTACAAAGTCTGATGTCACGCCTTGGTGGTCAAACTGTACTTCTGTGATTGTAATCTGATTACCTGCAAAGAAAGTAATATAACTCTCTTGAGCAATGTGATCATAAGTTGTATCGTTTGCGTTCATAAAGTCTTGGCCAGTTGCGTCAACACCTGCTTGAAGATTTTCAAGTGCTACAGGATCATTGTAAACTGCTGCGACTGCGCCCCACTGTTCTGCCGCATCTCCAACGGCTGTCATCGAAGCATTGTAGTCTGAAACCATTGTACTTGTAATTCCAAGAGAATTTTCAGTGATATACACTTGCAAAGATTGTGCAAGAACTGCATCTCCGGTAAGTTGGACTTCTGAAGCAAGTTCATTAATGTAAGTTGCTTCAATAAACATTGCAGATGCGAGTACATAGTTATCAACTGCGGCTGCAAAGTCAGCTTGACGAATTTCATACTGTTCGCCAAAATATTCGGTTGCAGTCTTGCTGAAAACATCTGCTTGTACTTCTTGTAGAGCCAAGTTGTACGCATTTGCTTTTGCTTCCGTCATTTGTACAGTTTCAATATCCATGTAGCCATCTGGAGCGATTACTCCAGTTGGTGTCAAGTCTGTGAGACCTCCAACACGACGAATACCTAAATCTAGAGTTGTTCGTATATCATTACTTGCCGAAACTAAATTGTCGACACTATTCCACTGGTTCGTCTGAGCTTGTGCTACTCCTGAACCGATCACTAATGCTGCGGCTGCTGCCATCGCTTTCAACTTCATCACTCTCTCCCATTCCGAGGACTTGGTCATAATAACCTGCTGTTGATTCGCTATAATCGGGAATATACAACTCCGGATTTGTTTTCATTGCTAACATGGCTCGTTTTCCGAAAACCATACTTCCACGTACTAAAACTGGGCATGGTGTTCCAGCTTCAAACATTGCTTTCCAATTTCCATCATTCTGGCACATTCGACTTACCGCCGCAATAGTCATTCCTAATTCATTGAACATTCTTGCATCTTTTCTGCGATTACATTCTTCATCTTGAACGTACTTTCCTTTTGAATATCCAATGCTTACAATCTGTATTCCATTCGAAGAGCTAATTAAACATGTATCTGTGCCGTTGGTAATCAGCGAAGGCGCGATTGCCGTGTTTACAGGCATGGGGTTGCCCGCCCCTGCTCCTACATTTGTCGTATTTTTATTAAAACTATCTACAGTGGAGTTTTGATTATTCTGATTCAAATCTCCTTGTGTATTTGTAGGATCTGTGGGCAACTCGCCGTCATCTACGGGAGGATCTAAATCTCCACGAGTCTGTGCAAAAGCAAGCATCGGTATTAGCATAAGTAATACTAAAAAATGTCGCATAAATTAGTCCTCCTACAAGAGTATATTATAGAGTATGACCTCTGAAATGTCAAGAAATATTTTTTACTTTGTGAACTCTATCACAAAAAGCTAGGTTCTACTGGCCAAACAACCTCACTAACATTTGTAATATTAGTCAAATCTACATCTGAAGGAAAATCTCGTAAAGACTGCCTGTAAGTACGCGCTTCTGTTTTTTGTTCTTCAGAAAGAGGGCTATCTGCTACAATTGTCCAATCACAGTAAAATAGTTTTTGATTTCTTAGATCCCTGATTTCATTTCTAATATCTTCTACATCCCATTCCCATCGAGGATAGTTATCATTCCAAGTAGCATGAGGATTAGGCCTAAGACCTCTTACTTTGAACTCTTGGTCTGTAAAGTCATAGTAATGCCTTTCTATCCAATCTGCTGGATTATTTATATCAAAATTAAAATGAAAAATAGTTTTTTGCAAACTAGTGTTGTACCCTTCTGGAGGATTACTTACTGCTGCTGCGTGTTTGAGTTTTGTTATTTCTCCGTTTGAAGAAACATATGCAATATATTTTATCATCATCAATCTCCTAATAGTATTGCTGAGTAATTTTTAAAAAGAATTCTCTACGAACGATGTGTTCCCATAAAAAATTCCTGTTCTGTTATATACAGGAAAAAGGCTTTGCTGTCTTGCAGCTCTTGATGCGAAAGTTATACCGCTAAAAAATGCGTCATTTCCTGAAAGACCTGTAGAGTAGGCTCTAAAAAATTTATAACCTGAGTATATATAGGCGCCTCCTGCTTGGCTTGGGGCTAATTGAGAAATAAACGAGCGAGTCATATCAACAAAGTCAAAAAGTTTACTTGTATCTCCAGTACTGCCAAAGTCTCCTTCTACAATACTTGATTTTAATTCAGGCTCCGGTCTTCCGTCTAAAGTTCCTATTAGATGATGGCCAGTCAAAGCAAAAGAACCTCCAACAATAAGATTTCTAGAATCAAATGAGATGTCTCCTTGTTTATTTTTTATTAAAATTCCGTAATCTGAAGTATCTCCTATAGTACTAAATTCTGATGTACGCCTTAGAACTTTATAAAAGGCTGTTACTGAATTATCACTAAAATCTTTAAAATATTTAGTTATAGGATAAGATCCTGAAGAAGTACTACAACATAGCTCAACTCCTGTTGAGGACCCAACCCGGCTTGCAACTAAAATATCGTTTTCTGTGTGCAGCTCAACAGATGTTCCTGCCCCGCTACATAAAGTTGTCCACACACTATCAGCAGATCTAGAACTTTGAAGTTGTATTCCTCCGCCTCCGCCGGGAGCATTATATACAAGTATTCCATATTCTGACATAATTAAAACCTTACAATTGTAACTATAGTATTCCAGTTATTAATTTGAGAAGTAATTCGTATTCCTGTAGACTCAAAACTTATTATATCATCATAATTAATATCTTCGGCTCCTATACCTGGAGCACTAAACAAAACAAACGTATTTGATGTTGTTACTCCATTCATATCTAACTCTATTAGTTGATTGTCCCCGCTTGAAGTAAAACTTAAAGATTCTCGTTCAAGAATAACTCCGAATCTATCATTCGGAGTTATCACAGCGTCGTCATCTAAATCATAAATTTCTACTCCATATTCTGAAAAGTTTCCAAAAGCAGGCTTGCTTACATTACCACCAGTTCCTGACCCTCCTCCGGCAGTTGAAGTAGTATGTACAAAAAACTCTAAGTTTGTTGCATTTCCTACACTAAATCGACTACTTTTAGTAGTAGAAACAGTTGCTGGAGTAGTTTCTCTTATATGTATATACTCTCCTGGTCCTACATCTTTAGCACTTGAATCAAAATCTCCTGATGAAGGCGTAGTCGTTGTAGAAGAAGTAGCAAAAGTTGCAGTCCCACTAGTTCTTGCTACTTCTACCGTTTGAGTAATTGATAACACTTCATAGTATTGATCAATTTGAGTACTTACAGGCACCCCAATAAGCGGATAAAAGCTAAAATCTTCAGGAGTAGCATCTGTTGTTGTTACAGTATAAGTTGGCCCGTTTAAATACACATTTCCATTATATACTTCAACTCTATAAGTTTCAGTTTGATCTCCGTCTCCTTCATCTGGATTATCATTTACGGTGCGATTATTTGTTCCAGGATTTAAAGTAAATGTACTTCCTATAATCGTATCTGTAGTAACATTTCTGATTCGAGCTGTTGTGGCTGTATCACTACTTTGAGTAGTAAATATTACTCCTACAACATGACTGGTTGCATTTGCAGAAGCAGTAATTGTACCATTCGTATACGTAATTCCTGTATCATCATCAAAAATTGTAAAATCAGAACTATCTATAAAAGTTCCTGCTCCTACAGTTGAACCTGTTCGAAGAGTCAGTACGAAATCTTCTCCTTGAGTTCCTACTTCTCCCGTCGAGTCATCTACAATTGTTAAAACAATATCGTTTGAAGTATCTGTAAAAGTGCCTTCTCCTCCTGTTACATCATCTGTAACTGCTCCGCCTCCAGATCCTACTGCTCGAGTTACTTGCCAGTTATAAGTACCATAAACTACTGAAGCACTGAATGTAAATGTTCCGTCTCCTTCTGTGCCTTCAGCAGTTGCAGGAGTAAGATCTCCTCCAAGAGGTTTTGTAGTTGTAGTAAAAGTATCTTCTTCTTGTCCTACAGTAAGAGTGGTATTTGTAGCTGTACTTGCGGCAAGAGGAGTGGTATGACGAACAGTAAAGTTATCTCCATTTACTGCAGTTCCAGATGTTGAAGTATAAGCTCCTCCATTTCTACTGTACTCTCCGCCTGTTACCGATACTGAAGCAGTTGTAGCAATTCCTGATGCTGTAATTGTATTTGAAGTTTGAACACTTGAAAGAGCAACATCAGTTAAATCTGTAAAAGTAAACGTATTCTGTCTAAAAATAGAGAATGTAGTACCAGAAATAAGATCAAACAATCCGTCTCCGCCTAAAGATTTTGGTCTACTTGAATGAACATCAAAATTATTGTTGCTGCCTCCTTCTGCTATTCCGTGTGTTACTGTTATATCTGTATTTGTACCTGAAGCAGTAGTA